GATGATCTGCCGCCCAGGTACGGGTCGGACAGGTCGACGACGGCGATCGCGCGGATCGTCGACCTCGTCGAAGGCGGGCGACAGCTGGTCGTCTCCCTGTACGGCGGTGCCGGGGTGCAGATCCCAGCGACCGCCGTCAACTGGAACGGCGTGAAAACCGCGCACGTGCTCCTCGACCCGGACACGGGGCGTCCCGTTCACGCGCTGGGGCCTGCCCCGTCCCCCGAGGGGCCGCTCCCGGCGGTCCCGAAAACGCCCGAGCCTAAGCCTGTGGCCCGGCACGCGGTGCTCACGCCGCAGTGGATGGGCACCTGGACAAACGCGGGATGGTCGCGCTACGGCGACGGCGGGGCATGGCAGGGCACCAACCCAGCAGGCCAGCGCCTACGGGGTCTCATCACATACGGTCGCCAGCTCGAAGCGCTCGGAACGATCACGATCACCCGAGCGCTGCTCACGATCCGTCCCGCGTCGCACGTCCCGCCGTGGGCGCTCGTGATTCAACCGGCGTCCTACTCAGAGTCGGGGCCGCTGCCGACAGGCGCGACGCAGACAATCAACGTCAACGCAGCCCAATCACAGGTCGACATCACGGCCCTGGCAAAGACCCTCCCGGCGGGCGCGGGCCTCGCTCTCGTCGGCTCTGCATACGGCGGCATCATCAAGGGCGGTGACAGCGCGGCCCTTCACATCGACTACACCGAAACACTCCCCACCAACCCCGCAGAAAGGCGTGCGCAATGAGCTACCAGGACCAGCGCGGACACAAGGTACCCTCCCCTACCGACCCGGCCCGTCGGCAAGATCTCCTCGACCTCTCATTGTCCATCCCGTCATACAAGGCCTGCGCGTCCGAGACCGCCGCCTCCCAGTACGTCGCCGCGCTCGCGGGCGTGGGCCTCACCGCGTCCCCTGCGCAGCCTGTGTATGTCTGGAGGACTGATCTGAACGCTATCCGCGTGTGGGATGGGCGCCGCTGGTCTGGTGAGTCGAATCTGCAGATGGAGTTAGCGGCAACAGGAGACGTGCCTGTCGGCAGTGGCCTGAGCGCCGGCGTGCGGAATGGCCTCATCAAGGCGGGCAGGGTCGCGACATCGGCGACGGAGGTTGCATTCGGGAATCTATATCTTGACTTTGTAACATTCCAGACGCCTTTCCCGACCGAATGCGTGTCTGTCACGCTCACGCCGTTGTATGGGACGGGGTCGGGAGGCTGGAACTTCAAGAATGCCCAGCAGTGCTGCCTTGACTCGATGACCAGGAATGGCTTCCGTGCGATGCTGCCGGGGGTCACGACCACAGGCCGTCACGCCTACTCCTGGGTTGCAGTCGGCTACTGACACCCCACCTGATCTTTCACGCCCTCGGACAAGCCCGTCCGGGGGCTTTCCTACACCCAAGAGGAGAAACAAATGGAACAGACCATCGAGCAGCTCATGGCGTCGATGACCCCCGCGACGGACACGCCGCCCGACGTCGTCGTCCCGATATTCATTCCCTACGAGCAGCAGGAGGGCGCCCGATGAGCATGACCGCGCAGAACGTCCTCGGATGGGCGGCAGGCGAAATTGGATATACGCGCTGGGATGACCCCGAAGAGGGGTCGAAGTACGGGCGTTGGTACGCCAAGCGGCACGGCGCGTACTACGGCACGTCTGGCGTGCCTTTCTGCGCGATGGGCGCGTCATGGTGTGCAACCGACAATGAGGACAAGTCCGTCCTGCCCGGCGGCGATTTCGCATACGTGCCATACGGCATCAATGCCGCCGCCCGCGAAGGCCGACTCGTCTCCCCCATGACCCAGGCAGCGCCCGGAGACTTGGTTTGCTTCGACTGGGACGACGACGGTATCGCCGACCACGTCGGCATCGTTGAGGCCAATTACGGCGGATGGATACAGACGATTGAATTCAATACGTCGTCCGGCGCTGCGGGATCGCAGTCGAACGGCGGCGGCGTGTGGCGTAGGACCAGAGACTGGTCCTCGGTGTGCGCGGTCATCCGCCCGCACTACGGCGACGCGGCCACGGCATCGGGCTACACCGATGTCACGGCGCTGCAGGCTGCGGTCGGCGCGGCCGCTGACAATGTCGTCGGTCCCGATACCACGAAGCGTATCTATGCCGTCGTCGCCGCCAGCTCCTGGGGCGGGCGGCAGTTCCCCTTCGGTGTCGAATATGTGCAGTCCGTGATCGGTACCGAGGCCGACGGGGTCTGGGGCGATGCCTCGGACGAGGCGCACGACCGCGTCGTCGGAAACCTGCAGCGCGCCGTCGGCGTGGACGACGACGAGATCTACGGCCCGGCCACCAACCAGGCGATTAACACCGCGCTCGCGGGCGCGGAGAAGGGGGAATGACGATGAATGATCTGCTTCTTGGGCTTCATGCGGATCCTTTCCTGACGACGGTCGTCGTCGGCATGATCTGGCCGATGGTACAGGCAGCGCTCGACCGTCCGTACTGGACACCGTCGCGCCGTAAGGTGCTGCTGGCCGTGGTCGCGGTCGTCGTCTCTCTCGCTGTCTGGGTGTCTGGCACCTATCCGGCGACGTGGCGGCTGCTGATCGCCCAGGCGGGCGTTTTCCTGGGCATCGCTTGGAGCGTTTTCCAGGTACTCTCCGCCGTCCGTATTCACGGCGTGAGCCTGATTGACTGGGTCGGCGCTGTGACTCCTGGCGGCGAGTCTGTCGAGGAGGTTCGCGCCGCAGCTGATTCTGTTCCTTCGACCCGGGTAGTTGACGGAGCCTCGCAGGCCAGCCGTGACTGAACTGCTCGCTGATCCGAAGGTGACAGACGCTCTGGCGGCGCTCGTCGTCGCGGTCCTCGTCGCGATGACGGGTGTCGTCGCGCTGGTCGCGAGCCAGGTGCGCCGTTGGCTCGAAGCTAAGTTCGCGCACGTCCTCGAGGGCGTCGACGAGGCCCGCGCTGCCGCCCTCTCGGCGGACGCACAGGTCTCAAACGACCACGACACAAACATCAGAGACGATCTCGACCGCGCGATCGCGACCGTACACGCTGTGTCGGACCAGATCGGCGAGCTGACCGGCCACGTCGGCACGCTCGCCGATCAGCTCAGCCGCGTCGAGACGACTCTCAGCCAGCATGGGAAGAGCCTCGAAGCCGTCGAAAGCCGCGTCGGTCGGATCGACGAACGAGGCGGTCGGATGGCCGAGGAGATTCATGATGAGCGCGTCGCTCGTGAGGCGGCGCAGCGGACCATCGACGAGCACTCGCACGAGGCGCACGCGCGCCTGCACGAGCGCCTCGACAAACTCGAAGAGAAAGTGAACCAGCAGTGACGACCACCATTACTGGTGCTGTCGGCAGGCTTGACGGCACCCCAGAGCCGCAAGCCTACATCGTCGCTACGCTCGCGGGGACAGGTGAGAATCTTGCTGTCCTCGCGGGCGGGCCGGTGGCCCGGCAGGCCGACGTGCGAGGGCAGATTGTCCTCCCGCTCGATATTCGCACGGAGACGCAGGTGCATCTGCGTCTCGCGATCCCCGGTCGCACGCTCCGCGAAGCGACTGTCTCGCTGCACCCGGGCGTGGCTTACGACCTGGCGCAGATCTTCTCCGGCTCCACGTCGCCGACCCCCGCACCCGCTCCGGTCCCCGGCACGGGCGGCGTCGAGATCTCCGGCGACGGAGACACACTCACCCTGAACGGCACGGTCTCCGGCGACGGGGACACACTCGAGATCGGAGCCTGATAAATGGCAGCGAAACCGACCCTGTACACGAAGCAGGGCACCGATAAAGCGATCGCCCGCGCGGTCGCACCTCTCGCCACCAAAGCTGAGCTGTCCGGCTACGCGACGAAGGGCGACGTCGCGACCGCCGCAGCCGGCGGCAGAGTCGACCTGACCGACTACGCGAAGAAGGCAGAGCTGCAGGGCCTCGCTACGCGCGAGGAACTGGGCAGCTACGCGACCACCCGGCAGGTGGCCGACCTCGCCTCTCGCGCTGACCTCACGGCCTACGCAACGAAGGATGAGGTTGCGGGCGTTGCTAAGCGCTCCGACCTGACGGGCCTCGCTACGAAGGCCGAGCTCGCCGGTTACGCGACGAAGGGCGACGTCGCGGGCGTCGCTCACGCCTCAGACCTAACGGGCCTCGCTACGAAGTCCGAGCTGCAGGCCGCGCTCACAGGCGTCGGCATCACTGTCGTCGCCACCGAGGCCGAAGCGCAGCGCCTGCCAGACGGCGTGCTGTACTTCCTCGCCGCCGCAGCGTCGCCCGCGCAGCCTCCGACCCCGACACCCGGACCCGCGCCAGCCGCCGGCCCCTCAGTCGTTGCTCACGCCTCGGGATCCGTCGTCGGACAGACAATCACCGTGAAGCTCGACGGCAAGGCCGGAGACAAGATAATCCTCGGCATCAACGAGAAGGCTCAAGGCGGTCGCGCGACCGCCAACCTCCCCCAGGGCTGGACGACCCTCGTCGACCCGTACTGGGTCGGCACCATGAGCGCGACCGTCGTCACCGGACCGTGGGCACCCACGATCACGATCAGCATGTCTCAGAACGCCGAGATCGGCTGGGCCGCAGCCACCGTACGCGGAGCGTCCTCCATCGAGGCCGGCACCGTCAAGAAACGCCAGGCCGAACCTGTCGAAACCAAGACCTGCACGGCGCCCGCGCTCGCGGGTGCTGGTCTCGCGCTCGGCTTTACTTTCGAGCGCACGAGTGCCGTCGAGTCATCTGAGCAGGTTACGGTCTCGGAGGGCTGGGAGAAGATCGAGTTCGCAGCGCAGGACGGCCTGAATTACCAGACTGTGACGCTCGCGAAGAGGGTCGCAGCCTCTCCCGCTGACCTGGTCGTGACCTACCCGAACGTCCAAGGGAGTAACGGAATCGGTGTCCAGGTGGTCGCCCGTGGCTGAGCTGACCATTTATCGCCGTCGACGCGACGGCGGTGACGTGCCCGGGGTCGTGCGCCGCCGACGGCGCGACGGAGGGGATCTTCTCCTGCGCCGCCGTGAGGCGACGACCCCGGTCACGCCGACCTCGACGGACGTCGTCGAGCAATTCCTCAAGCAGAAGCCCTTCTATATCGCGCATAGAATGGGCGGCACAGAGTATCCGGAATTCACGCAGCGGGGTCTCGATGCCTCGCTGCGGGCCGGTTTCAAGGCGCTGGAGATCTCGGTCCGGCTCTCCGCGAAGGGCCCGAACGGCGAGCCTGCCGAATTCGTCGCGATCCATGACTGGAAAACGACGAGAACCGTGCCGGGCACGGACCTGCCGATCTGGTCTACTCCCTGGGCGACGCTTAGGAACCTCCAGCAGGGCACGGGACCATTTATGCGCCTGCGGGATATTGTCGACCAGGTCCCGGATGACGTGGTCCTGGCTATCGACCACAAAACGACGTCGTCTGAGGACCAGCGGAACCCAGCTGACCTGCAGGCTGAGGAGATGATCTTCGAGTATCTCGACACGGCGTTCGGCGGGCATCCCGAGCGCCGCGTGATCTGGAAGGTTTTCGCGAAGGGGACGAGCGCGGCGCGCGCGAAAGCACGCGGATACCGCACAATGGCAATGCTCTACCCCGCAGAAGTTCCCGCGGCTGACCTCGGCTCATGGGACATGATCGGCATGGAGTGGTCCGCGAGCGCGGACGTGTGGAATCGGATCAACGCGACCGGGAAGCCGACGATCGCGCACATCATCACCAACGAGGGACAGGCGAGGACGGCGCTCGATAAGGGCGCGTCCGGCCTCATGGCATCCTTCCCGTCACGTGTGCATCCGTAGCAGCTGAGAGGCCCCACCCTGCCGGGGTGGGGCCTCTCTCGCTATTCAGGCTGGGCTGCGTACCGCTGTCGCTGGGCACGGCTGACGGCTCGGAATGTGTCGTCAGTGCGGGCGTTGGCTGCTGCTTGTGGGTCGCGGGCGCGGGCGAGCCGAGCGAGGTTCTCTGGGCTGGCTGCTCGTGCCCCTGTCCGCTCGCGGAGGCTGGCGGCGATGAGCTTCGTTGTGCGCGGCAGCTCGTAGGCCTCGCGGTATTCGGCGGCGCTCATGCCGTGAGTGCGCATGATGTGTGCGGCTAGGCTCAGGCAGGCTTTGCCGCACTCGTGGCAGATGAGCCGTCCTTCTTCGTCCTCTGTGATGCGTCCGTAGACCCCGGCGCCGACGGGCTGGCCGACGCGGGGTGCGGGCTCGTCGGCGTGCGGGCCTCGCGCCCGCTTGTAGTGCATGAGACAGAGGCCGTGTGAGATCGCGTCGCGGTCGCACCCCGGGGCCGAGCATAGGTTGGCCGGGGCGCCTGGGGAGCGGACCCAGCGGCGCTGAGCAGCCCACGCCTCGACAGCGGCGACGCTCCACCAGTAGGCATGGCCGACGCGGATAGGGCGCAGGCCCTCGCGGCGCATGGTCTGGCAGAGCTGAAGTACATCACGCTTGACACCGAGGAGGGCTGGCACCTCGGCGGTGGGCAGGTAGCCGCGTTCGCGGGCTTCGGTCTTGGTCATGACGGCGTCGACGTCTTGGCGCATGGTGTGGTCTCCTGCTGTGGGGGAAGGCCCCGGCCCCTTGTGGGGTCGGGGCCTTCTTCGTTCTGTCAGAGCGCGTGGTTGGCGCAGACGGCCCAGAAGTCGTCGTCGGTCACCGTCTGGTAGTAGCCCTGCTCGTGCAGGTACTCGACATTGGCTTCGGGGTCGTAGGCGCGGTACCAGGCGAACGTCTCGCCGGCGATTGCCGCGACGTCGTGTTCGTCGGCGTAGTCGCCGAGGGCATCGGATACGGCGTCGCAGACGTCGCTCATGGTGGAGTAGCGCTGGTCGCAGCCGGTGGTCTCGATGATCTCGGCGAGCTGCTCGGCGGTTTCGATGTTGTTCATTGGTCTCTCCTTCTTTGAGGTTCGGGGGGCTTGTTCCCTCCCGATGCATCAACTATACATCGCTCCCGACGTATAGTGCAAGTGGGGTTGAATGTGATGTGCGCTACTTGGTGAGATCGGTGCGCGCTCCCTGCCCCGGCCTCGATGCCTGCCACGCGTCGATTGTCTCGGGCGCCCAGCCGCGCAGCGGCCCGGAGGGGGTCGTGATGATGACGTCGGCATCGGGCATGAGGCCCTTGAGGATGTAGGAGCGGATGGTAGGGACGGTGAGACCGAGGCGGTCGGCCACGGCGGCGGTCCCGAGGTACTCGGTAGTCATGGAGGGTCCTATCAGTCGTAGGGGGAGACGATCTCGACGGGAATGTCGTCATCACTGAGGAGCTGGAAAGCGCGCCCGACGCAGGCGCGATAGGCGGAGATAGGCAGGCGCTGCGCCCATCGTGTGTGCTGCTCATAGTCTGCCTGTGTGGAGTAGGCGATGAGTGCGGTCGGGAGGCTGCGGACGGTCTCGTCCTGGTCCTCGATGGGTGCGAGAAGCTCGTCGAGGCACTCGAGCGCCGTGTCCTCAAGATTGCCGAGGGTCATGTGGACGCTGAGTGGGTCTCGGGGCTCACTCTTGCCGATCTCCCAGGATCGGATCGTGCCCTCATTGACGTCGAGGATCTCAGCAAGGTCGGCGCGGCTGAGCCCGAGGGCTTCGCGTCGGCATCGCAGACCGACTGGCGTAAGTGGATTGAGGGGCATGGGGTCTCCTGATGTAGGGGGAGGCCCCGGAGCGTGCGCCCCGGGGCCTCGGTGGTTGGGTCAGTCGAGGAAGCGCTCGACGTTGCCGCCGATCTCTTCGAGGACGGTGAAGGTCTCCCAGACGCTGACGTAGCCGTCGGTCAGGCCCCACGCCTCACACTCGGCAGCGATCGCGTTGTAGATGCCGTCGAGCGAGCCGTAGGCGAAGTTGAACTCGCCGAACACTCGGGCATCGTCCTCCTCGGTGTAGGCCAGCGGCAGGTCGGCGACGGTGAAGCCGTTGGCGACGAGCAGTGCGCGATCCTCGCCGCTCATACGGACGGCGGCATCGATGAGGGCTTCGCGCAGCTCCTCGACCTCGTCGCCGGGGAGTGCAGTCTCGAACCACTCCTCGACGGTCTCGCGCTGACCGTCGACGATGAGGTAGCGGCTGTAGGGGTCGGCGTTGGTGTCGGTGATGTAGGTGACGGTGGACATTTTTGATCTCCTTCTTTGAGGTTCGGGGGGCTGTTCCCTCCCGATGACTTAACTATACATCGTGCCCGACGTATAGTGCAAGCTGGAATGAATGTGATCTACAAAACAATAGCACTCAGATAAGGACGTGCGAGTCCATACGTGCCGCCAAGGCCGCGTCGCGCTCGCGGGTCGCATGCTGGTACCGCAGCGCGACGTCGACGTCGCTGTGCCCGCCACGGTGAAGCAGCTCGGCGAGCGTGGCGCCCTGCTGCGCGAAGATCGTGAGGCCAGTGTGCCGCAGATCATGGAATTTGAACCAGGGGATGCCCGCGTCCTGGCGTGCACGCTCCCAGGCCCCGCGCAGGCTATTAGGGTGCAGCGGCAGGCGCGGCGATCGCTCGGAGGCTAGAAGCCAGGACGTGCCCGAAGGCTCAACATAGGACTCAAGGTGAGAGCGCAGCGCCGGAATCAGCGACGCGGGGATGACTATCTCGCGGACGCCGGCGGCGCTCTTCGGCGGCAGCTCGACCGGCCCCTCCCCCGCTAGATACTGGACCTGTCGCTCGATACGGAGAGTCGCGGGCGTGGAGTCGAGGTCGAGGTCGCGGCGTTGCAGGCCGGTCAGCTCACCGAGCCGCGTCTGGCACCACGCGGCGAGTAGGACGGCGATGCGAAGGCGCGCGGGCATCGCATCGGCGGCGGCGCGGACCTCCTCGGGGGTCGCGACCTGGCGCTCGCGCTCGCGGACGGGACGGTGCTTCTGCCCCTCGGGAACTTTGCACGGGCTCGCTGTGATGAGACCGGCTTTCACCGCGGCGTTCATGCAGGTAGAGAGCGTCATATAGAGAGGCCGCACGACGCCAGGCCCCTTGGCTTCCCAGACGCGCTGGTACCATGCGTCGACATCCTCGACGCTGATCGCCCCGAGCGGCTTCGCGCCGAAGGTGGGGACGAGATGCCGCATCCGATAGGTGTGAGTCTGGATCGTCTGAGGGGTCCGGCCTAGTCGCTCGAGCGACGCGAGCCACCGCTCCGACCATACCGCGAACGTGATCGCCGCCCGCTCGCGCTCGCGGTTCTTCTTCGGGCTGGTCCAGGTGCCCTCGCTGATCTCGGCCTCAACGTGCGCGAGGAAAGCGCTCGCGTCTGCCTTGCGGACGAAGGATCTGCCGGCGGTATATTTGCCGCCGTCGGGGCCGGTGTATCGGACCTCGAAGCGTCCGCTTCGGGCCTTCCTGATCGAGCCGAAGGCCCTGCGTCCGCTCATGCTGCCTCCTCGTCGGGGAAGTGGCGCAGAATCTTTTTCCACTGACTGCGCCACACCTGCGCCACTGCCAATGATATATCCTGCTGCATCCTGCTACATAGATAGGCGTGTGGGTAGACAGTAAAAACCGCGTGAGGGCAACGAAAACCCCGGAATCTCAATGAGACTCCGGGGTGTTTGTGGAGATGGGGGGAATCGAAACAGAGGCCCCTATCCACGCCGAAAAATGGGCGCGTAGATCGGCGCGCCACTACAGCGCCACTAGGTTTAGCGGAATATGCGGCCCCAGCCGCCCGGCTTCGGCGCGGGCTGCTGAGGCACGCCGGGCCACTGGATAGGAGCGGGCGGCGCTGAGGGCGTGGGCTGAGACTGCGCGGCCTTCACAGCGGCTCGCGTGTGTGCAACGAAGCGCATCAATCCGTCGACGGCTTTGCGCTCGAAGTGGAGAGTCAGTAGGGCACGCTTCGTCTCGATCATGAGCCACTTATCCCCGCCGCTCCGCTTCTTCGCAGCGAACGCAAGGATTCCGAGCGTGACGAGGCGCGTCGCAGTCACGCGCGCCTGCATGGCCTCGCCGTCCTCGACCTCGACGCTGACGACGTCAGTCAGCGGGATCCGCTGGATTGGCTCTCCGCGCCGCTTCGAGTCGTACAGGAGCTCAGTGTCGGTGCAGATAATCTCCGCAGGATCGGATGAGTAGAGCCGGAAGGCTCCTTTAGGTCGATGCATAGCTCCTCCTTTGAGCGTGGCCTGCCTTATGGACAGCGTACAACTCGCGCGAGGACTTGGGGCTATTCCGGAGCTGCTTCGTCCGCGAGGCGCTGCTCAGCCTCGGCTGCTACGTCGGCGCCACTGACGCCGAGAGCTGCGCACATCGCGCCGAAGTCGCTCATCGTGCAGACAGTGTCACCAGCAAAGATCTTGTAGCAGCGGGCGCGGGTGATGCCGGCGCGCTCAGCGAGGCGGTCGATGGTGAGGTCCAGACTTTGCAGACGCTCCTTGAGTACAGCTAAGACAGCGCGTTCAAAGGGACTCGATTTAAGAGATCTGCTTCCCATGAGGTAAGCATATCTACTTTTGTAGATCCATGTCACACGAAAACAAGTTGCAAAATCTCCAAATGTAGACTTAAATAGTAGCCATTGGTCTACAAATGTAGAAAGGAACCATGAGATGACGGTCGCAGCCGTAATCAAGCACATGGCCCGTGAGCTGGGCATCTCTCAGACAGAGCTCGCCGCACGCGCTCGCATGAGCCGCGCGAGTCTGTCGCTCAAGCTCAACGAGCGCCGAGATCTGACCTTGCCGGAAGTTGAGCGCCTTGCTGCAGTGCTCGGGACGTCCGTCCGTGAGCTCCTCGACCGAGTCGAGCGCACCACCGAGCCCGCGCCCGCACCCGAGAAATCGCGAGGCTATGCAATCGCCGACAAGCCGACCGGCGTCATGATCCTCCAGGCATCGCACGGCAGCATCTACGACGAGGACATCCCGGCATGAGCGCCGTCGTCGCGGTGACCATCGGCCTAGTTCTCGCGGTCGCCGCAGTGCCGGTCATCGTCTGCGTCGTATACCTCGCGTGTGTCTACGGAGGGGATGCGCTTGACCGCCTCGTTTATATGGGCCTCGACGCTGGTGAGCGGATCGAAGAAGCGATCGACAAGGCGGTGTCCGACAAATGATCGCAGTCACCCCGTTCGCTCCGGACCGCTGGTACTCAGCCCAGCAGGTCCAGGAAACCCTCAGCCTCTCCCGCTCAACCGTCGAGCGTCTCGGAGCCGAGGGCAAGGTCGCCGCAATCAAGATCGGGCGCTCCGTCCGATACAGCGGCGACGACCTCAACCGCCAGTGCCAGAGCCTCGGCTCCGGCACCAGCGAAAAGAAGAGCTCCCAGCGGTAGAAGCGCTGGGAGCGGACAGAATCCCTAGAGAAGAAAGATTCCATGAATCAGACTACCACACGCCGCCGCCACCTGCGGCCCTGGCGCACCCTCATCGCAGGCGCGTCACTCGCCGCCGCCCTCACCCTCGGTTTCGCGATGCGAGGCCTCGACAACCCCGACGGCCTCCCCGAGTGGACCTTCTGGCCCGCCCTCGGACTCCTCGCGCTCGCGGTCTGCTTGATCCGTGCGGACTGGAAGGCGGGCCGGCTGTGAGCGCCTCTGTCATCTTCCTGGTCGTTGTCCTCCTCTTCGTCGGATGCGGCCTGCTGACCTGGATCGCAGTGCGAGGCGCGTCGCGTGCGGCTTCCATCGAGGAGATCGCTGCTCGCATGCAGCGCTCCGCGTCGAAGGCCAGGGCGAAGGGTACGACGCTACTTGAGCGTCACGTTGGCTTCGCTTACTACGACGTGGACGGCGAGGCGCCGCTGCCTCATCTGATCTGCCTAGCGACGCAGGACGTAATCATCGAGGCAGAGCTGAATAACTGCTTCGCCCTCGACACGCCAAAGATCGCGGTCGATCTTGATCGCCAACAGATTCACGTGACCCTCGAAGTGCTGCGGCTCGATGAGCCGAGCGTGGAGGCGCGGGCCTGATGCCGACTCCTCAGCGACTCCGACTCGAAGCGTCCGACGACCGACCCTGCCACGACGAAGCCGCACGGGAGATCGTGCGGCAGGCAAGGAAGTGAGCGCTCGCGTATCCCACCGAAGCCCACGACTCCCAGAACCGAGCCCCGCGAGGGCTCACCTACTACCCCTCAACAAGAAAACACCCCAAGGAGACAGACCGATGAAGCAGAAGATTTGGGCTGCAGGCGCTGCCCTCACCATCGCAGCCCTAGCGCTGCCCTACGGCGCCGCATACGCCGCCGACGAAGCCGCGCCGCCCATGACCGCACAGGTCACCAAGGCGACCAGCTCCTCCCGCCAGACATCAAGTGAGGTGACCGTCGAGGGAACCTGGTCCACGTCGAAGCTCGCCGCCGGCCAGCACTTTACGGTCGCCAGCAAGGACGGCGGCTTCAAGTGGCAGGCCAGCTTTCCCTTCGTCCTTGACGACGGGACCAAGATCGGCAACTGCGCCGCCGACGAGGCGACGCTAACCTGCACGGTCGACGAAGTCCCCGCTTCCTACGCGGACAAGACCGACGTGACCGGGACGTTCAATGCCCGCGCGCGTCTCTCAGACGCCGCAGTCGGCACCGAGGACACGCAGATCGTCGTGAACGGCGAAGTCACGCGAACGCTTGTGTGGGGTGACCGTGACGGCTCGGGCACCTGCTCGAGCGACTGTGAGTCACCCGCGCACTTCGAGTACTCCAATCCGGAGACGATCAAGTTCGGGTGGACCAATGCCGACAAGTCGATCGGATGGGGCATCAAGTGGACCATCGAGGCCGGCAAGGCCTACACGCTGACGGACGCGACCAACAAGCTGCCGAAGGCCGTGAAATGTACCTCTGGCCCGACCTGGGCCCCGGAGACTACGACCTGGACTGAAGGCACGCTCGACGAGTCCGCACACACTCTGACTTTCACGCCTCCCGCCGGCTCCCTCGTCTGCGTCGTCTACCCGGCTGCGACCCCTCACGTCGAGGGCCAGGACACCTACACGAACCGCGCGACGATCAACGGCAAGAGCCTTGAGGCGACCGCAACGATCAAGGCATCGGGCGGCACCGACGGCGACGGCAAGACCACGCCGAAGCCGACCCCGGCCCCAGTCCCCACGCCTGACCCGAGCATGCCGACCCCCGCGCCTGTTCCCTCTCCTCTCCCGAAGCCCTCGCCAAAGCCGACCCCGGCCCCGGTTCCGACTCCCTCGGATGAGCCGCAGTCCGCGCCGTCTCCGATTCCCACGCCTGAGCCGACCTCGACTCCCACTGTCGAGCAGCCGAAGCCTGCGCCCGCGTCGGCTACTGCTCCGGCCCCGCAGGAGCGCCTCGCAAAGACCGGCGCGACCGCCAACGGACTTTTGCTGATGATCGGCGCGATCCTGGGCGGCGCAGGCGCTGGTCTGCTCCTCCTCCGCCTGCTTGAAGGCCCCGCGCGCAAGAAGGGAGAAGAACTGTGAGGCTCAAGAAGAAGATCAAAGTCGAGCTAGACCAGACGGACGCTGCGATAGCAGCGGTCCTCCTCGCAGAGCAGGCCGGACGCCAGGCTCTCAAGGCCCTGCTCGCAGACAAGGCAGCAGAGATCGGCGGCACCACCAATCAAGGGGCTCGCGTACTCGCAGACTCGTACATCAAAGTCGGGGGCGCTCTGACGCTCGCGATCATGGATGAAAAGACCAATCGCGGGTTGCAGAGCACTTTCTCGCTTGTCCAGGCGTCCGCTCGAATGGCCGACGCTATCAAGGCCTCTGACGAGGTCATCGCAGCATTGGAGGCCGAGAAGGAGGCCGGGGAATGAGCGGCGCGGGACTCCTGAGCATCGAGTGGGAGATCGCCGATCAGCATCTCCCCATGACTCATATCGTCGCGACGGCATGCGCCGCGTTCGTCGAGGAAGCAGACCGCCGCGGACTCGTCATCCGCTCCGGACCCTCCCCCTCGGTCCTGCACGCGCTCAGGCTCGTCAAGGTCACGGGCAAAGTCGCCAAGCCTGACGACGTCGTCGAGGAGCCGTGCCCGCCGCACACACTGCGACGTTGCCCCGCCTGCGGGGTCCACATCTACGACCTGACCGACATCGGAGGAGACGCGCAATGATCGAGATTAAGCCCGTGCGCACCGTCCGCGCCTTCCGCTTCTGCCCCGTCTGCCGTGAGCAGCTCGCGCCGAAAGGCTCGAACGTCCGCATCACAATCGACGCCGAAAACGAGGCGACCGCAATCGAGGCGATCACCCACAAAGCCTGCGCACAAACCGTCGTCAAATTCACTCGCGCTCGCGGATATACGCCTGCCGAGCTCGCGGAGGTAGGGGTCTGGGTTGTTGAAGAGGCCCTGCGATGAGGCTCCCGATCAGGATCCAGCGCCGCCGCACTCGCGGCTGGCGTATGCCCGCGCACACGAAGTACGTGGGCAGGGGAAGCCTGTACGGGACCCCTTACCGAGTCGCCCGGTCGGCGCGTGAGCTTGAAGAGGGCGGCGAGCTTGTTGTCGCGTCGGCGGATGAGGCTGTCGCTCGGTATCGCGAGTGGATCGAGCAGACGCGAGAAGGCCGGTTCGTAGCGTCGTGCGCAGCCCGGAATCTGTGGGGCTTGGACCTGGCTTGCTGGTGCAAGCTCGATCAGCCTTGCCATGCAGATGTGCTCTTGGAGATCGCGAACCCGCGCGGTGAGCGCGAGTTCGAGAACCGTTATTACAGGATGTGGGACCGAGACGAGGCTGCAGAATGATAACTATCGGCAGTCTCTTTACTGGCTACGGCGGTCTGGACATGGCCGTGCGTATGGCCCTTGATCCGGCTGCGCAGGTCGCTTGGACGAGCGACGTTGAGCCGGGGCCGTGCAGGCTTGCTGAGGTGCGCTGGCCGAGTATCCCGAATATCGGCGACATCACGCAGGTTGATTGGTCGGGAGTCGAGCCGGTGGACATTATCTGCGGTGGCTCGCCGTGTCAGGATCTGAGCCTCGCGGGGCGCCGCGCGGGAATGGCCTCGGGCACGCGCTCGGGCCTATGGGAGTCGATGTACGAAGCGATCAAGACGCTGCGTCCGCGTTTGGTCGTGTGGGAAAACGTGCGAGGAGCTTTGACAAGTGGAGCCTACAGTCTGGTGGAACAAGAATCGCGACTGCTGGGAGACCGAACAGATGGACCTGCTCTCAGAGCGGCAGGCCGTGTGGTCGGAGATCTGGCCGGCCTCGGGTATGACGCGCAATGGTGCGTTGTCCGAGCTTCCGACGTCGGCGCCCCTCACCAGCGAGAACGCCTGTTCCTTACTGGCCACCCCGCAGGCGAACCTTGGCACCTGCGGGGGCTCGCAGCCTCCACAGAAGCGCAAGGAGGGCGGGCACTCCGTGAGTCTCGCGGATCAGATCGAGCACCTGGCACTCTGATCCCGACGCCGACTGCGTCGGACCACAAGGCCGGTCGTCATCAGGAGGGGACGGGCATGAGCCTCTCGCAGGCAGTGCAGATGCTGCCGACGCCGCAGGCGACGAACGCAACGGCTTCCTCGACTGGATACGGGGCGAATCTGCACGAGGTGGCGCGCGAGCTGCTGCCGACCCCGTCTGCGTCGGATGCGATTATGGGCCTTCCTCGGACGAGCGGGCGCCCGCCTGAGAAAGCGACCAAGCTCGCGACGCGCCTTGAGTACACAGATTACGGGATGTACGCGCCCGCGATCGCGCGCTGGGAGCAGGCGCTCGGTCGTCCGGCTCCGGCACCGACTGTCCCGCCGACACGCGAGGGGGGGCGAGCACGCCTCTCATCGAAGTTCGTCGAATGGCTCATGGGATTGCCAGACGGACATGTGACCGGCGAGGATCTCGCGCTGACGCGCGAGCAGCAGCTCCGCCTCCTCGGAAATGGCGTCGTCCCGCAGCAAGGCGCCGCCGCTATCTACCAGCTCACCAAGATCGCCCTTAAGGAGGCAGCATGAGCAACCTAGACCCGTTGAAAGATCTCCCCGGCGTCAAGGCCTTTCAAGAGCGAGCAATCGTCCGCGCAGTCCGACTGACTCGCGATAACGCCGACGAGATCGCCCTTCGCGCACGGATGCGCGTGAACTTCACACCCGAGGGGAAGGTGATGCTGTGCGGGCACAACTTCGTGATTTGGGCGTTGGAGGGCGACGTAATCTTCGCCAGGCCAGGAACCATGAGGCTCTCAGTCAGGACTGAGGAGGACTTCCTCGCCTGGTACACGATGCCCGGAGAGCAGCTCACGGAGGAGGATCTGGGATGAGTTCGCAGATGGTGTGGGAATCGCGCGTCCTGCCGCTGACGCGCGGCAAGCTCATCACCGCAAACGACAAGATGCACTGGGCGTCGCGGGCGAAGCTCACGAAGCAGCTACGCCAGTGGGGCTATCTGCTGGGGCGTGAAGGTGAGGCGGTCGCGCGTCTCGGGCTGACGCACGCTCGCGTCGAGATGGAATTTGCGTATCCAGACAGACGTCGGCGTGACCGCAGCAATCTCGCGCCGACGGTGAAGGCACTCATGGACGGTCTCATCGATGCCGGGCTGCTTCCTGATGACGCGGATCGATTCCTCGATGGGCCGCACACAGTCATCGCGGAGCACATGGCAGGGAAGCAGCTGCACATTCCGATGTATGAGGTCCGCGTCCGTGTGTACGCGGACACTGAGAAGAAAGAGAGCAAGTAATGGCCGGAGAAACCGCGATAACCGTGATCGGCAACCTGACCGCTGACCCCGAGCTGCGTTGGACGCAGTCCGGCGCCGCAGTCGCCGACTTCACCGTCGCGTCGACACCGAGAACCTACGACCGTAATGCCGGTGAGTGGCGCGACGGCGACACCCTCTTCATGCGCTGCTCCGTGTGGCGCGAGACCGCTGAGAACGTCGCCGAGTCACTGCGTAAGGGCATGCGCGTCATCGTTCAGGGTCGCCTCACCCAGCGCTCGTACGACACCCAGCAGGGTGAACGTCGCACGGTCGTTGAGCTGCAGGTCGACGAGGTCGGCCCCTCCCTGCGCCGCGCACGCGCGCAAGTCACCCGCAACCAGCCGCAGCCCGCGAGCGCGGGCGGCTTCGGGGCGGGGTCTGCGTCTGGTTCTATGGAGGGTGGGTGGGCGCCGAGCGCGATGCTCGACGCGCCGCAGCATGATCCGTGGGGAGCGCCTGCTGCCCCGTCTGAGCCGCCGTTCTGATGGAGCGGCATTGTCCGGACTGCGGTGAGGTTCTCGCTGCAGGGCACGCGCGTTGCAGGCCGTGCTTTCGGCGGTTTGAGGCTGAGTATCAGCGGAAAACCGAGAGGGACTGGATGAGGCGCAACTTCCCGGAGTTCCGGCCCCGGGACTTGTTCCCGGAGGACTACTGGGAACAGTCGGAGATCAAGAAAACAACCGTAAAGGAGGACAACTAATGGCCTGGGTCCGAGTCGGCGACGAAGCGCTGAGCCACCCGAAGCTCATGAGCTTGTACGACGTGGAGGGTGCCGAGGACATCTCGATTATCGAGATGTTCGGCTTCCTCATGGCGCTCGCGACCTACTCGGCCAAGCACCTAACCGACGGAATTATCGAGAGAGGCGCAGCCTTCCGTGACGGCGATCGTTCGCGGAGTGCGCACCTGATTGATGTGGCGGTGGGCGCCGGGCTGCTCGCGTGGGTTGAGGTGGAGGGCAAGCGGAAGCTGCGCCTGTTCACGGACGAGGAGTTTATTCACGTCCAGCCGCGCGAGGAGGTCATGCGTCGCCGCGCGAGGTCGCGGGAGAACCGTGACCCGAACAAGAAAGCTGCTGTGATCTTCCGCGACGGCGATCAGTGCCGGTACTGCGGGAAGGTCGTGCGGTGGACCGGCCCGACCGGGTACAACCTCGGCACGCTCGATCACGTTGACCCTGACTCGCTGGGGGACGCTCCGGTCGATGGTCTTGTGGTCGCTTGCCATGAGTGCAACTCGTCGCGCGGTCATGCGCGCGAGGCGTTCGACGCGGCCTCGCCGCTGCGTCCTGTCCCGTCCACGCCTTATTACGGTGTGTGGTCGGCTGAGTTCCTGACTAGGTACGGATATGAAGCTGCGCCGTCCGTGGATCCGGGTACGCCCGTTGACCCCGCCTCAGAGACGCCCGCGAGGGGCGTTCTCCCGGGCCGAGGGTCCGGGTTGCCTGTTGACCCCGGGCGCGGCTCCAGCGGCCCTGCTGAGGCCGCTGTGCGTGACCCCGGCGCGTCCGAGAGACGCGCGTCCGAGGGTCCGCGTATTCGACGTAGTCCGGACTCAAGTCCGAACCAGAGTCCGACGTCGAAGGGTATCAAGGCGAATACTCTCGGGTCGGGCAGGGACGGGACGGGACGGGCAGGCCAGGGAAGGGCAGGCACGGGCCAGGATGGGAAGGGCCAGGCCGGGCACCCGCGCACACACCAGCAGCAAACCAACAAGCGGAACCGTAGAAGGAGAAGAAGATGAGCGATGAGCAGATGGGCTTTGACAAGTTGGAGGATGCAGTAGCAGCTCTCGTGAGTGAGCGGGGGCCGGGCAGACTCGTTGGCGCATGGGAGATCATGATCGAAACAATCGACCCGATGCGCCCGGACATCACAGCCTGGATGACCGAGGGCAACGGCTCGATGCTGGCTCGGCGCGGACTCATTGAAGTATGCCGGGACCAGTACAGGAAAGGCATCGAGGACACGACAGATGAGTGAGACGATGAACGACCGGACATGTCCTGTAACTGGTGAGCCTCTCCTCGACGGAGAGTTCCTCTCTCGCGGCGGCGCTGCCCGCGTCCGTGTCGCGACCGCATCAATGCCAGGCCTCATGAGCGATCTCGCCTACGCCGCGTCGCACGGCGTGCGCACGGGCGAGCAGGTCGGCGGCGCTGGAGTCCCATCGTCGCGGGCTCCTCTCAACCTCGCGCTCATGATCGAGGTCGACGAAATGTGCGACTCGATCCTCACCTGGGCAACCCTCCTCCTGTCACACGTGATGGGGCCGTCATACTGGGTGAAGCAAGGCAACTGGTGGGGCGTGGCTGATGTGTTCAAGACTCATGAGGATAAGCTGCGCCGCTGGTCCGAGGCAGCTCAGTGTGCAGACGAGGTTCTCTACTCGGTCGCACGCTTGGAGCGCCTCGCCTCTCCCGGCAGGCAGCGTCTCGTGTTCGTCGGCGAGTGTAGCGCCTGCGGGGCAGACCTCCTGGTCCGCGACCCCGATGAGGAGGCGACGACATGCCGGGAGTGCGACTCGGTCGAGCAGATCGCCGCCGCCTGGGACCGGCTCCTCACGAAAGCGCGTGAGTCTCTCTTGCCTCGCACTCGAGCGACTCGCGTCGCTGAGATCCTGGCAGGTGTGCAGGTCAAGGACTCGACCGTGAGGAAGTGGCAGCAGCGAGGGAGGGTGGCCCCGGCATCGAGGGAGGGGGGCATCCGTCTGTATAGGGTGGGGGACATCGAGGCTCTCGCTCTCCGGCACTTGACCCGCTCGTAGCGCGTGTCGCTTGCGCGCGTGGGTGTCACGGTGTATTTTGCTAACGTGGCCCCGCGCGTAAGCGATGGGGCTTCTGCCTTATACGGCATCCGCGCACATGCGTTGACCCCCGCTCTTCTCGGCCCCGATGGAGCGGGGGTCAACGCATACCTGGGAGGTGGTCACCCGTGGCGACCTCGCGCACAGGTACCGCGCAGTACAAGCATTGGCGTAAGCGAGTGCTGATCGCAGCTCGTGACGCCGGCATCGCGCAGTGTCCACACTGCGGAGTGCGGCTGGACTACACGCGCGGACTGCAGCCAAACTCCGCCGAGCCGGATCACATCCTGCCGGTCCGTTGGGGCGGAAAGAACACGCTCGAAAACGGTCGAGTCCTTTGCCGCAGGTGCAATCAATCTCGCGGAGATGGGACGCGCCCGAAGGTGAAACCGCGCAGAGCGGCCTCCGTAGACGTAGACTGGTGACAGATTCAGTCATCATGTACGGGGGATTACCCCTCCCCCCGTCTACCCCTAGCCCCCGGTACGCTTAGCGCCATACCCCCCCGTTATTTCCGGGGATGTCGCGCAAAAACGGTGGCTGGGGGTTTTCGTTTAGGGGCGGCGCACCTAGCGCGTTTATGGGGCATCTGGGATAGACGGTAGGCATTTTCGGCGGTTTCGCCCAGGACTAGGGGGTTGGAATTGGCTGAGAAGAAGGCGAAGGCATCGAGTGCTCGCGGGCGTAAGACTTCTGCGAAGAAGGCCGCGGCGAAGAAGGAACCGGAGATTCCGGCATTTGATGCTCGCGCTCAGCGCACAAAGCTGCTGGACGCGACGTTGCAGTCGATTGAGTATGCCGAGTTTGACAAGCGCGCGCCGCTGATTCGTGAGGCGCGCGCGTTGATTTCTGAGCTGGCCGGCCCGGCTGTCGTGGTCGAGTCGAAGGAGGAGGGAGACAATGTCGTCAACTTCCAGGACCAGCTCGCACGGCGACGGTCAAACGCCTCGGGTGCGGGTCGCCGCTAAGCGCCGCGCAAAGACTTTCGGAGACCTCGCCGGCGAGTTCGCCGCGAACTTCGGGCTGACCCCTGACCCCTGGCAGAATCTCGTCCTCGAGGACTGGCTCGCTGCGTCCACAAAGGACGAGTGGAAGCACATGACCTGCGGCCTGTCCGTTCCTCGCCAGAACGGCAAGAACGCGCTCCTGGAGATCCGCGAGCTTTTCGGCATGGTGCTCCTCGGAGAGAAGATCCTCCACTCCGCGCACGAAGTCAAAACGGCCCAGGCACACTACAGGCGCTTCAAGCATTTCTTCGGGAATAAGGCGAACGACGAGTCGGCAGACTTCCCCGAGCTGAATCGCCTCGTGACGAACGTCCGTAACGTTAACGGCCAGGAGTCGATCACGCTCACGAACGGCGCAGAGCTGCGAGTCATCGCCCGCTCGAAGTCGTCAGGCCGTGGCTTTACAGCCGACGTGATCGTTTTCGACGAGGCACAGGAACTGACCGAGGACGCTATCGAGGCCATGCTCTCGACGGGCTCGGCTGGCGACCTCGGTAACTCGCAGATCCTCTACACGGGAACGCCGCCCGGTCCGAACGCCTCGGGTGCCGTGTTCACGCGCCAGCGCACGCAGGGCCTCTCGGAGCATCCCGGACCGATGTGCTGGCACGAGTGGTCAGCAGACCCGGACGGGCCTGTCAACCTCGACGACAAGGGCGTGTGGATCGCGACGAACCCCGCGATCACAGCGGGACGCATGAAGATCGCTTTCGTCGAAAACGAGCGGCGCACGCTCAACGAAGAAGGCTTCAAGCGTGAACGACTGGGCATGTGGCCGGCAAACGCTGGAGCCTCGCGCGCGATCGACTCCGCGACGTGGGACGCGACGGTCGCGGAAGCGCCGGAGGACGGCATCCGCTCATTCGGCGTGTCATTCAGCGCCGACGGTAAGCGAATGGCGCTCGCAGGTGCGATGAAGGAAGGCACGGGAGCGTCCGCTCGCTTCCACGTGAACGCAATCGACACCTACACGGGATCGACCGCTGCGGGCGTTTCGGCGCTCGCGGAATGGCTTGCCGAGCGCGTCGACAGGACGGCGCAGATCAATCTTCTCGGCGGCGCTGGCGCGGCGGCTTTGTCGGACGCGCTGGACATGCGGGGCGTGCCGAAACGGCTCGTCCACATCATGACGACGGGTGAATACTTCGAGGCCTGCGGCCTGCTCTTTGAGGGCCTGCGAGCCGGCCAGGTCACGCACCCGGCAGGAGAGCCGGAGGACGCGCTCAACGCCTCGGTGGCTGTCGTGGACCGGCAGATCCGCCGCCGCGACGGAGCTTACGGGTGGTCGGCCTCGACCCCAGACGGGGACGAGACACCGCTAGAGGCGGTATCGGCGGCATTGCACGCTGCCAAGACCACGCGGCGTAGGCCGAAAGGGAAAACTGGAAGGAGGGCGATCGTCTTATGAGTCTGACGAGGATCCCGGCGCTGCCGGGGCTGACCGAAACTGAGAAGAGCCAGCTGCGCCTCATGCAGGATCGGATCACGGCGAAGCAGTCGAAGAACGCGCTGCTCGACGTGTACTACGAGGGGCATCGCGCCTTCCAGGATCTCGGCATCTCGATCCCGCCGCAGATGCAGCGCACGCGCGCCGCTCTTGGCTGGCCCCAGAAGGCCGTGCAAGCCCTCGCACGGAAGCACGTTTTCGAGGGCTACACCGTCGGCGGTCTGACCGACACCTACGACCTGGCCGGGCTGCTCGCTCGCAATGAATTCGAGACGGAGCTCGCGCAGGCGATCACGAGCGCCTACAAGCACTCGGTGGCTTTCCTGACGGTCGCCGCTGGTGACGTGACGCGCGGAGAGCCGCCCGTCATGATCCAGGCGCGCGACGCGAAGTGGACAACCGCGCTGTGGGATCAGCGCACGCGCACGCTGGAGGCCGCGCTCGCACTGGAAGCCTCGACCGCTGAGGGCACCGAGCAGTACGAGAACACCATCACGGGCGCGACGATGTACACGCGCAAGTTCATCATTCATTTCTCCCGCCAGCCCGGCTCCGCAGCCTGGCACCTAGAGCGTATGGAGAACCCGACGGGCCGCGTCCTCGTCGAACCTCTGGTCTACGACCCGCAGCTCGGACGACCGTTCGGGCGCTCGCGGATCACGACCGAGGTCCGCTATCTGACGGACGCGGCAGTGCGCACGCTGATGCGTGCCGAGACGGGCGCTGAATTCTTCTCCAGCCCGCAGCGGTACGTCCTCGGCGCATCCGAGGACGCGTTCACGGGCATGGAGCGGTGGTCGGCGATCACGGGCCGTCTGCTCGCGCTCACGGTCAACGAGGAAGGCTCAACGCCGTCGGTCGGCCAGTTCACGCAGCTGTCGATGGAGCCGCATCTCGCGATGTATCGCCAGCTCGCGCAGAATTTCTGCGCCGCGACGAACCTGCCGATGAGCACGGTCGGTATCTTCGGCGACAACCCCGCATCGGCTGAGGCCATGCAGGCCGCTGAGTACCAGCTTTCCGACGAGGCCGATTACCAGTGGCGTATCTTCACGCCCGCGCTGCGTCGCCTCCTCCAGGACGTCCTCATGATCCGCGACAGGCTCACGGAACCGCCCGAGGAATCGTGGGATATGGCGATCAATTACACGCCGACCCGGTATGTGAGCCCGCAGGCAAGCGCTGACGTGATCTCGAAGATCGCATCCGCGCTGCCGGACGTCGCGACGACGACCGTCGGCCTGCGTCGCGCCGGCTTCACGCAGGCCGAGATCGAGCAGGTCCGAGCGGAGAACGCGCCCGGCAAGGCCGCGTCGCTCCTCGAACGGCTCGCCGGCTCCGGCAACATCGAAGCGCCCGCCACTCCCGAACAGCAGACGCAGGAAGCGGGGGGGGGGAGCTGAGGATCCCGTCGCGCTGAAAGCCAAGTTCGACGCGCTCGGCGTCGCGATCCGCGCAGGCATTGAGCCGCAAGACGCAGCGCTGAGGCTCGGTCTCGACGGCCTGCGCTTTACAGGCGCTGTCCCCGTATCCCTGCGCATGCCAGAAGCAGACGCAGACAAGCTCGAAGCAAAGTAACGGGAAGAGGCGAGCCGCGTGTCACGTACAAGGAAAGAGATCACGCGGTTCGCCAAAGCCCAGAAGCAATGTGCCCGACTCGCGAAACGCGACCTGGAGCGCTTCTGGAAAAAGCTCGACACGACCGACGTCGTCGCATGCCGCGAAGCACTGGAGGACTTCCTCCCCCAGCTCGTGCAGGCATACGGCACCGTCGGCGGGCAACTCGCCGTCGAGTGGTACGACCGCCTGCGACGAGCTGCCGGCGCTCGCGGCGACTACACGCCGAAGCCAGCGCCGCTGCCGCCTATCGAGGCGGTGCATGCCAGGATCCGCAGTGCTCTGAACCCGCTGGCCCGCACCGGGGATGCTGAGGCCTCGCTGGAGGCGCTGTCTGAATCGACGGAAAGCTGGGTGAAAAACTCAGCGCGTCAGACGGTCTCAGACGCCGCGGCAAAGGATCCCGCGAAGGTTCGCTTCGCCCGCGTCCCGACCGGAGCAGTCACCTGCTCGTTCTGCATGATGCTCGCCTCGCGCGGCTGGATCTACGCCTCGGAAAAGTCCGCTGGCGCTTTCGACCGATACCACGCGCACTGCGACTGCCAGGTCGTCCCCTCATGGGCAAGCAAGCCCGCAAGTATCGCGGGGTATGACCCGGAGGCGATCAAGAAGCGGTACGACGCCGGAGAGTTCGAGGAGGACACGCGCAAGCGATCCGGCGGTCGCAAAAAGCCGACAGACGAGCAGACGTCTGACGGTGAATGAGTTTCCCCTACGCGAGGGGCAAATCGCGGAACCATGAGCGCCGACGGGCGCCGCACAAGTACGGACAAACAGGAGACACCATGCACACCACTGACACCAACACCGGCAACACCGACACCGCCGCAACGGAAGCGACCGATAACCAGGCCGCAGCCGCCGAGCGCCACGCCTTCACGCCGATCACGACGCAGGAGGATCTGGACAAGGTCATCGGCGCACGCCTCGCACGTGAGCGCGACAAGTACGCCGACTACGACGATCTCAAGGCCGCAGCAAGCAAGCTCGCCGACGCCGAGGCCCGTCTCGCACAGATCGACGCTCAGGCCGCGCTCGACAAGATCCGCAACGACGTCGCCAAGGAAGCCGGAGTCCCCGCCGACCTGCTGCGCGGCTCGACCAAGGACGAACTGACCGCACACGCATCCGCGCTCGCGGCGGCGTTGAAGGCGCAGCCTTCGGTGCCTGTGATCCCGACGCAGGGGGCAACCCCGAGTGTCTCCGATGCTGATTCGGCTCGCCGCGCTTTCGCGCAGGAGCTTTTCGGCTCGAAATAAACTCTCATCTCTCGAAAGGAGCCAACTGTGGCTATTTTCAACACCACCAACACGTCCGTGCTGCTGCCCCGCGAGATCGCGGACGGCATGGTCAAGAAGTCTCAGTCCCTGTCGACCGTCGCGCTGCTCTCCCAGCAGAAGCCGATGCGCTTCGGCAAGCAGGACATCATCGTGTTCGACAACCTGCCGAAGGCTGAATTCGTCGAAGAGGGCGCCGACAAGGCCTCGACCACGGGCTCGTTCTCGTCCGTGTCGGTCGCGCCCCACAAGGCACAGGTCACGATGCGTTTCTCTCAAGAGGTCATGTGGGCTGATGAGGACTACCAGCTCGGCGTCCTCGACGAGCTGGCGCAGGCCGGCGCTGAGGCACTGTCTCGCGCTCTTGACCTTGGCCTCTACCACGCGATTAACCCTCTGACGGGTGCGAAGGTCGCGTCGTGGACGAACTTCGCTGCCGCGTCGACGAAGGTCGTCGAGATGAAGGGCAAGACCGCTGAGGCCGACGTCGCCTTCCGCGCCGCTGTCGGTCAGGTCGTGAACGGCGCGAACCCGGCGATGGTCACGGGCGCTGCCTTCGACCCGAAGTTCTCCTGGGCGCTCTCGGAGCTGCGCCGTAAGGACGGCGCAGGCGACACCTCTGACCAGCGCTACCCGCAGCTGGGCTTCGGCACGAACGTCTCCGAGTTCCTCGGCGTCCCGGTCGCTCAGGGCAACACCGTTTCCGCGACCCCCGAGGCGACCGACACCAAGGTCCGCGCGATCGTCGGAGACTTCACGAACGGTGTCCGCTGGGGTATTCAGCGCCAGCTGCCCGTCGAGCTGATCCAGTTCGGCGACCCTGACGGCCAGGGCGATCTCAAGCGCAAGAACCAGGTGGCGCTGCGCCTGGAGACCGTCTATGCCTGGTACGTGTTCACCGACCGCTTCGCCCTCGTCAAGGAAGCAGCGGCCTGAGATGGAACCGTGGGCTACACCAGGAGACCTGGAGGCCCGCTGGCGACCGCTGACAGACGCTGAACGCGCCCGCGTGAGCATGCTCATCGAGGACGCGCAAAGCCTCGTGATGGACGAGTGCCCGAACTGGCAGACCACCAGTTCGGGCACTCGCATCCGGGTCATCTGCGCGATCGTCAAGCGCGCGATGACGGCACCGTTCGCTGATGAAGGTCTCACGGGGATCTCAGCAGCAACGGAGACGACCGGCCCGTTCTCGCAGCAGCTCACGTTCGCGAACCCGTCCGGCGACCTCTACCTCACCAAGGCTGAGCGCCGAGCGTTCGGCGCAGGCCGTGGCCGCGCACTCGAGATCGACCTCCTCGCATCACGGGAGGAGTCCTGATGATGCAGAAGTGGCGAACACCAGTGCAGGTAGAAGGCCGCACGCGGCGCGACGCGGACGGATACCTCGTGCAGGACAGTACGGAGCGGCTCATCCCCGGGTGCCTCATCGCACCCGGAGCGTTCACAGTCCCGGGCCTCTTGGAGTCTCAGACGTCGGAACAGCCAGACGACCAGGCCACGCTGTACGCCCCGCCGGACGCGCAGTTCAAGGTCGGCGACACGGTCGTCGTCCCGCGTGCCCATCCGCTCGGCGGGAAATGGCAGGTCGAGTCGAAGCCGGCGCCCTGGCCGCGCGGCGTGTCCGTGACGATCAAGCGGAGGTGACGACGTGGGCGGCTTCAAGCGCGATACGCAAGCGATCGACGCTTTCCTGCGCAGCGGAGCCCTCGCGCCAGCACTCCTCAAAGAGGCTGAGCAGCTCAGAGCCGCTGCAGCCGCAGCCGCACCTCGCGGCTCATCGGACAAAGGCGGGCACCTCGCAGACTCCTACAAAGCCGAAACGGCCAAAGCCTCGCTCTACCAAGGCGGGCCTGTACGCGACGTCGGCAGAGTCTACAACGATGCGCGCCACGCTCTCGCGGTGGAATTCGGGCACCGCAGCAAAGCCGGAAACCCAGTCCCGGGCGCGCACACGCTCGGCAAGCTGATCGGATCGAAGGGCAAGAGGAAGCGTCGTAAATGACATACACAGATGCAGTTCAGGTAATCCGTGACGCGATCACCGCAGCGACCGGCATCCCGACCGCACGAGTACTGCAGCCCAATTTCACCGACGGGCCGCTACCACTCGCACACGTCTCCCTCGTGCAAACCGTTACCGGGGACTACGACCGAGACGACACGATCTCCATCTCCATCTACGCAAAGACCCCGGCCTCACCCGACGAAGTCGGAGCCGCCGCGCTCGCGGACAAGGTAGAGGGGGCGCTCGCCGTCCGTCCGGTCGTCGGCGCATCCGGCTGGGTAGATGAAGCGGAGATCGACTCTTTCCTGGGCGTGCAGCCTTATTTTGAGGCTGTCGAGGTCGTTCATATGACGGCCACGGTCACGCACAGGCCCATCTCAGAATGACATCAACTGACATGAAGGGAAGGCTCGCATGACCACCATCGAAGCCCTCAAGAAGAAGCACAATCGCACGACCAACGTCCGTAAGGGACTGAACGCACTCGCGTTCCTGGCCCCGATGACGGCAGCTGTCCCGGAGGCGATCACCGACGCTGGAGGCGCCCTCAAGGAGATCCCGACGGACTTCCTGCCGCTTGGCCTGATCTCGACGGACGGCATCACCAACTCTGCCGACGCGAACACGGAGGACGTGGAGGCGCTCGGCTATGCCGAGGCCGTCCGCACCGACCTCACCAAGGCGCCTAAGACCGTGAAGTTCACGGTCCTTGAGCCGATCCGCAAGACCATTCAGCAGTTGGTCTACGGTATCGATCTCTCGCAGACCAAGGCGTCCAAGACCACGGGTGAGATCGTTTTCGACGAGGCCGCGACCCCGGCTCTCGCCGAATACCGTCTGCTGATGGTCATGGCTGACGGCCCCGCCGCCGATGAGTGGATCGTCGGTCGTTGCTACCCGCGCGTGAAGCTCTCGTCCCTGCCGGACGAGAAGTGGGCAGCCAGCGACGCGATCCAGTTCGACCTGGAGTTCTCGGCCTTCATGGACGAGACCGCCGGCACTTCCTGCCGCCACTACATCGGTGGCTCCGGCGCGATCCGTCACCGCGACGCGATCGGCTTCGAGCAGGCCAACTGACCTGCTCTCGATCTCGGGCGGGCCGTGGTTGATCTCCCCACGGCCCGCCCGTCCACACCTCACGCATGGAGATCCCCTCACGGATAGGACCCCTCATGAAGTTCCTCAAGACTGTCAAGACCGATACCGGCGACGAGCTCCAGCTTGAGCGCGAGACCGACGCTGCCGTCGAGCAGAACCAGCTCATCTCGGAGGGCTGGGAACCCGCCGACGACTCGAAGGTCGGCGGCGAGAAGCCGACGCTGCCTGCGCCTCCCACCTTCAACAAGTAACCAACCGCCAGACAAATAACTAGGAGATCAAGCATGTCTGACCAGATGAAGCCCACGTTCACGTTCAACGCTCTCGCGAAGCTGGAGAAGGCTGCGGCCCCGGCCCCGTTCACTTTCGGGATCGGAAGCCAGGTCATCAGCTTCCCTGATCCGCTGAGCCTCACGCCCGAGGCTGCTGAGAAGTTCATGGCTGCGATGGAGTCCTCGAAGGCGCCGACGCAGATGATCCGCACCTGGCTCACTGCTGAGGATGCGGAGCTTCTCCTCAGCAAGCTCAACATGCGCCAGCTCGGCATCCTGATCCGTCAGGCTTCCGAGCATTATCAGGGCATGCTGGGTGACGCGGGGGAAGGCAGCGCCTCTACGACCGACTGAGTCGGTACGAGAGGCAGATCGTCTCCGATCTCGCGGAGCAGGGCTGGGACGCGCCGGCCCTGTTCCGCGCCCGCCGCTGGCGCTTCCTCCTCACGCTCATCGACGGCCTCGGGTCGACGAGCAGGACGACCGTCGCGATCCTCAACGACCCCGACCGCTTCGAGGAGATCGCGAGATCCGTCGCCGAGACCGAGGCAACCACCGACGACACCGAGGCGCGGATGCGCGAGCAGACCCCCGTCGTGCGACTGCTCCAGGACATTTTCGATCTGGTGTCCGCTGCCTTCGGCGGCAAAGAGCCGTACCCGCGTCCCGTCTCGGCGGTCGAGCTCGCACTCGAGGATGCGCGCACAGATCACCTTCACAGCTTCCGAGACGAAGCCATGAAGGCCCTACTCCCGAACTGGGAGGACACCGAAGAATAACTGCAGAGAGAGGAACCCCGGAATGGCTGGAGTCTACAAGGCGGGCACACTGTACGTCGATGTCGTCCCCTCCATGAAGGGTTTCTTCAAGACAGTAGAGGCCGACGCTAAGGCTCAGCTGCCAGACATCGGGAAGAACGCCGGTAAGGATCTAGCGAACAGCATACGCTCAGGCGTCGGCTCCAGCGGCGCGCAGGTCGCCAAGAGCATTAGTCAGCCTATCGACGCTGCCGCCACTGAGGCGAAAAACAGCGTCGACAAGATGACGAAGAGCATGCAGGCCTCGACCGGCGGCATGCAGAAAGCTGCGGAGGGCGCGGGCCGCAGCTTCACGACGATGGGCGCCGAGGCAGGCCGGAGCCGCAGCCCTGTCGAGTCCGCGTCGCGTGACCTCGACGAAGCCGCGCAGGCAGCGGAGCGAGCGGCTAAGGGCACGCGCGAGGCGGGCTCGGGCTTCTCCTCTATGGCTGGCTTCGCGCAGAACGCGATCGCGCCTCTGGCGGCAATGGCCGCAGCAGTCGGCATCGGTGGCTTCGTCTCGGAGGCTATCGCCGCGTCCGACGCGACGCAGAAGTTCGCGGACACGCTGAATTTCGCGGGGATTGAGCCTGATCGGATCGAGGAGCTGGGAGCCGCAGCGCAGAAATACGCCGATGAGACCGTCTACGATCTCTCGGATATTCAGGGCATTACGTCGCAGCTCGCGGCGAATAGCGTCAAGGACTTCGACAAGCTCGCCGAAGCAGCGGGCAACCTCAACGCCGTCGCAGGCGGCAATGCTGAGACGTACAAGCAAGTGGGCTTAGCCCTCGTGCAGGTCAACGGCGCTGGGAAGCTGGCAACGCAAGACTGGAATCAGATCGCGAACGCGATCCCCGGTGCGTCCGGCAAGATCCAGAAGGCCCTCCTCGACGCTGGCGCATATACAGGGAATTTCAGGGATGCTATGGCCCAGGGCCAGATCAGCGCAGAGGAATTCAACGAAGCGTTGCTGAGCCTCGGTTTCGATGAAGTCGCGGCGAACGCCGCGCGCGACACGAGCCGTATCGAGAACGCCGCCGGCAACCTGCAGGCAACACTCATGGGCGGCTTTAAAGACCTGATCGATTACATGAAGCCGACGATTACGGACTTCATGGGCTGGCTCTCCGACATGTTCTCCGACGCCTTCGGGTGGATCAAGGAGCACAAAGACCTGCTGGTCGCCCTGGGTGAGGGTGTCGGGGTCGCGGTCGCCGCCTACTGGGGCTTCTCCGTGCTCACGACCGTGATCGAGTGGATTAAAAACACAACGCTCGTGCAGGAGGGGCTCAACGCCGCTATGGCTGCGAACCCCATCGGCTTGGCTGTCGTGGCTATCGGCGCGCTCGTCGCGGGTCTGATCTACCTGTACAACACCAACGAGGACGTAGCGAACGCGATCAATGCCCTCGGCTCAGGTATCGCGGAGTTCTGGACGACAAACGTCACACCCGTGATCGATGCTTTCGTCGACTACACGAAGAACACGCTGGTCCCGTCTATCGAATCGGCGTGGGGCATCCTCACTACAGGCGACTACGACGGCCAGCTCTTCGGGCTCGAAGAGGACTCAGCCCTCGTCGATTTCTTCTTCACGCTGAGGGACGCGCTCCTCGCGGTAGGCGAGATCTCCTACACGGCGTGGACGGACCAGATCAAGCCGTCCCTTGAGGCGGCGTGGGACTGGATCAGTAGCACACTCTGGCCGGGCCTCCAGAACCTCTGGAGCACGGTCCTCCAACCCTTGTTTGAGGGGATCGGCTCGGGCCTCGCGCTCGCCTGGACCGCAATCATCCGGCCAACCCTCATGGCCCTGTGGACCATCATCTCCCGGGTCATCTGGCCTGTCCTGCAAACCCTCTGGGAGCAGGTGGTCAAGCCACTGTGGGAGGGCTTCGCCTCATCGGCACAGTCAGCATGGGCGATCATCTACCCGGCCATGCAAGCGCTCGCGGCCTTCTTCCGAGACACGCTCATGCCCACGCTGTGGAGCTTCTGGCAGGATGTAGTCGAGCCGGTCTGGACGAACGTTTCCGCGTTCATCATGGCCGCGTGGGATAACGTGCTCTACCCGCTGTTTGATCTGCTGGTGACGGTTATTTCGGGCTCTGTCGGCCTGGCCTTCCAGGCCCTGTGGACAACGGTCGTGACGGTCTGGAATGGGATCAGCTCGGCGATCCAGACGGTCTGGGGCATTTTGTCCCCGATATTCTCTGCGATTGGCAGCGCGATCTCATCGACGCTTGGCCCGACCTTCAATTGGCTGTACGACTCGGTCATTAAGCCTGTGTGGGATCAGATCTCGTCGGCGGTGCAGGTCGCGTCCTCCGTCCTGATCGACGTCGTCTTTCCGGCGATCAAGAACGCTATCGGCGGCATGAAGGACTCGTTCGAGTCGTTCCGTCAGTCGGTCGAGACGGTGTTCGAGAAGGTCAAGGGCGCCGCAGCGAAGCCCATCAATTTTGTCATCACGACGGTCTATCGTGACGGCATTAAGGCGGCGTTCGATACGATCGCCGCGAAGGTTGGCCTCTCCGTCCGTCTGCCCGACGTGAAGGCGATTCCGGCCTACGCGACCGGCGGTGTTTTCTCCACCATGACCCCCGGGTACTCCCCGGGCAAGGATATCTACCACTTCTACAGCCCGGACGGCGGCGGCGCGCTTCGTCTCTCCGGAGGCGAGGGCATCATCCGACCAGACGCTCTGCGCGCTCTCGGCGGGAAGCCCTGGCTCGACCGGGTCAACGCATCGCGCGGCTCCGGCCTCGCGACCGTCGGAGAGACCGGACGCCGCCGCGGCGAAGTCGCTTTCGCAAGCGGTGGCATCTGGAACGCAGTGAAGGGCGGCTTCTCCGGCGCGCTGGACTGGGTCAAGGACACGACGGAGGCGGTCGCTGAGATCGTCACCGACCCCGCCGCCGCGATCACGAACCTAGTGCTCACGCCCGCGCGTGAGCTGCTCTCCCCGAAGGACGGCAGCTTCTGGGAGTCCGTAGCATACGGCATCCCGCCGATGCTGTTCGACGGCCTCAAGAGCCTGTTCACATCGAAGGTCAGCGAGTCCGGCCTCTCCGGCGGTGCAGGCCTCGTCGGCGCAGCCATGAAGGCCGTACTCATGGGCGTCCCCTACGTCTGGGGCGGCTCGGGCATCCCGCCGGGCCTCGACTGCTCCGGCCTCGTCTACTGGGCCGCGCAACAGCTCGGCCTGGGCTGGCCGCGCCTCACCGCTGCCGGGTACCAGTCCGGCTCGACACCCGTTCCCTGGGGCTCGGCAACCCCCGGCGACCTCCTCTACTGGGGATCTCCCGCCTGGCACGTCGCGGTCTACGCGGGCAATGGTCAGATGATCGAGGAGCCGCGCCCAGGCTTGAGTGCTCGAAAGACTGCGATCTGGGGCTCTCCCTCGGTCGGACGTTACGGCGGCGCACGCAAGTACGACCGTGGCGGTTGGCTCCCCGACGGAGTCACCGCAGCAGTCAATCAAACTGGTCAGCGCGAAGCAATCCTCACAGCCCGACAGTGGGCCGACGTCTCCGCGCTCGCGGCCAGCGGTGCGGGTGCGGGGGTCTCGCTGGAGGGCGCGCAGGTGCAGCTCATCCTCGATGACGGCGCACAGTTCCGCGCTCATGTCGAGGGGATTAGCGCGGGCGTTCTCGCTCGCAGGAAGCAGCTCGCAGGAAGGAGCCGATAATGGCGCGCACAAACCTCTGTCCTAATCCCTCGTTCGCGTATGGAACGAATGGGTGGGCGAGGTATGCGCCGTCGACGCTCCGGATTGCATCTGATCCGGCTCCGTGGGGCGGGCATGATCGGCAGTCGCCAACTTACCTGGCTGTCGATGTGCCCGCCCAGCTGCAGGGGCAGGTCGCCACACCGGGCGTGGTCTCCGTTTCGGCGGGGCAGGCGCTGGCAGTGTCCGCGCTTGTCCGCACGAGTCCTGGTATCGGCCTCGCCGTCCGCGTCGAGTGGACGGTCGGCGGGCGCAGTCAGGTCGCGGGTGCGCCGCTGCTACTGACGTCGAGTACGGAGGGCGATCGCCCGACCTGGGTCCACGTGGCCCCGACGGGCGCCACGCAGGCGCGCGTGCGCTTCGAGGTCCACACCTCGGGGCCTCGCGACAACAAGCCCGGCTCGGTGCATCTTGACGACGTTATGATCGTCGCCGCGGCGACCGTCGAGGAGGCTATCGCTGACGCGGCGACTTTCTTCGACGGCGATACGCCTCAGCAGCGGATCGGGTACTCGCAGCGGGCGATCACTCACCAGTGGACGGGCACAACGGGTCTGTCCGCGTCGCGTGAGATTGAGGGCGCGCTGGATATGACGCGCACGCCGGTCGCGGTCGTCGAGGACGGCCAGGCCCCGCGCGTCCAGGTCATCATCCCGGCGGCGCTCGCGCCAGCGGGCACGGCCTGCTATGTCGAGGGCATCGCTGCGACGGGCTTCAAGTGGATCCCGCGCGCGGGCGTGTGGACCGGGACGGGCGAGCAACGTGTGATCGGCGATTCGCTCGCGCCGATCAACACAGAATTCAGGTACAAGCTGACGACGTCGCGAGGCGTCGAGGTCGAGTCAACGCCGGTCGTGCGCCGCTGGCGCGGCCTATCGCTCATGACGGACACGGCGGGCAAAATGCCCGTGAATCTCCTCTGGCAGGGGACCGATCAGCGCGAGATGAAGCTGCGGCTCACAGAGCACGAAGTGCCGGGCCGCAGAACGCCGGTCATGGTGTACGCACCGACAATGGGCGCAGGCATTGTCTCGCTCACCGCTCGCACCAACCTCAAGGACACGCCCGCTCTCAAGCTCTTGCTGGGCACGCCGACCCCCGTCGCTTTGTTCCACAATCCCGAGCACTGCGTGCAGTGCAGGGCGGGTGTCTGTGATGTTGATCTGGTGACGCTCATGTCGCCGACGGCGGTATCGATGGAGCGCGCAGCTCGGATCGATGTCGCGGAGCGCGCGTGGACGATCAAAGGCACGATCACGTCGCTGCCGCAGGCCTCGACGCTCCTTGCGCTCTCGACGTGGACGGACTTTGACGGTCGCGCGCTCACGTGGCAGGCGCTCGATGCTCGACGCCTCACGTGGGAGGGCTTCGACAGGACGATCTGGCAGGAGGAGCGATGAGCTTGACCGGCCCGGACGCGCGCATCCCTGACGATCTGCTGTCGTCTGCGTACACGCTGCAGGCGACGGTCGAGTCGTGGCTCGGCGATGAGTATCTCGGTGAGGTGCCCGTCGAGGACGGCTCGGTCGCCTGGGACGCTACGCAGCAGGTGCAGGGCTCGCTCTCGCTCACGGTCCCGCGCGTCGGCTCGGCGAGTGAGAGTGAGGACTGGCGGGACTGGGATCCGACGGACCCGTCGCATCCGCTCGCCTGCTTTGGGCAGACGCTGCACGTGTCGCTGACTATCGCGTCGGTGATCCCCGGCGGCGGCTGGTGGGACGTGCAGCTAGGGCGCTTCCTCATCACCTCGGTCGATCCCGGCCCCTCGACAGTGAGGGTGACCGGAAAATCGCTGATGCACCGCCTTGAGGAAGATCGCCTCACGACGCCCCTTTCCCCCATGTGGAACGGCACGCTCGCGAGCGAGATCCGTCGCCTGGTCGGAGGGCACATGGGCGTTGTCATCGACACAGGCCTCGTCGACCGCTGGTGCCCGTCGATGACCTGGGGCGAGTCCCGTATAGACGCGGTGTACGAGATCGCGAAGGCATGGCCGGCATCGATCCGTGAGGGCGGCGACGGCATCCTGTACGTGACCCCGCCGGTCTCGCCGCCGGTCTCTCCGCCGAAGCTGAGACTCACGGATGACCTAGACGGGACCGTCGTCGGCGTCTCCTCCCAGGTCTCACGCGACAAGGTGTATAACCGCGTCGTCGCCAGGGGACAGGACGGGCACGACGAGGGAGCACCCGCGTTCCAGGCGGTCGCGGATCAGACGACCGGACCGATGCGAACCGACGGCCCCTACGGTGTCGTCCCCCGCTTCTTCTCCTCGCCTCTCATTACCTCGCAGGAGCAGGCGCGGAAAACAGCGGAGGCGATGCTCGCCGAGTCGATCCGTCGGAAAGTCAAAGTGCCTGTGGAGCATGCGCCGGATCCGCGTGTCGCGCTCGATCAGCCGATCGAGATCGTGACGCAGCCTGTCCTGACTGCTGAGCCGAAAACCCTCTGGGGTCTGGTGACCGCCTACGAAGTCCCGCTCACGTACAAGGGCTCGCAGAAAACCGACGTGGAGGTGACCCTGTGACCGTCCGTGTGATGGACCTGATCTCTTCGACGCCGGATGATCTGCCGCCCAGGTACGGGTCGGACAGGTCGACGACGGCGATCGCGCGGATCGTCGACCTCGTCGAAGGCGGGCGTCAGCTCATCGTCTCCCTGTACGGCGGTGCCGGGGTGCAGATCCCAGCGACCGACGTCAACTGGACAGGAGTCAAGACCGCGCACGTGCTCCTCGACCCGGACACGGGGCGCCCCGTCCACGCGCTCGGGCCTGCCCCGGCCCCTGAAGGCCCGCTCCCAGCGATCCCGAAAACCCCAGAGCCTAAGCCGGTCGCCAGGCACGCGGTCCTCACACCGCAGTGGATGGGGACATGGACAACCGGCGGCTGGTCGCGCTACGGCGACGGCGGAGCCTGGCAGGGCGCCAACCCCGCAGGCCAGCGCCTCCGAGGTCTCGTCACCTACGGGCGCCAGCTTGAAGCGCTCGGAACGATCACGATCACCCGGGCGCTTCTCACCGTCCGGCCCGCGTCGCACGTCCCGCCCTGGGCGCTCGTGATTCAGCCTGCCTCCTACTCGGAGTCGGGGCCGCTGCCGACAGGCGCGACGCAGACAATCAACGTCAACGCCGCGCAGGCGCAGGTCGACATCACGGCCCTGGCAAAGACCCTCCCGGCGGGCGCGGGCCTCGCTCTCGTCGGCTCTGCATACGGCGGCATCATCA